GCGAGGTTATTATCGCATTATACGATATGCGACTAGACGCGGTTAATCGAATGAATAGCGAAGAATGTCGCACCTTACGGAAAATAGACGATATGCTTAGAGAAGCTATGGGAGATGGAGAGAAGTGAGTGACGGAATGAGAGAAATTAAGTTTAGAGGAACGGGTGTAGATGATGGAGATTGGGTTTATGGTTCGTTAGTTATTGACGATCAGAAATATTACATTTTAGAAAAAGTAGAAACGGTCAATGAATATGGCGACGGAACAGATTTTTATGCGACTGATTGGAGTGAAGTGATAGACGAAACGGTCGGTCAATATACAGGACTAAAAGAAAAAAATGGGTTGGAGATTTATGAAGGGGATGTGTTAAGGGATTCGGAATCCATTGTAATCGTTAAGTTTGTAGATGGTGAGTTTAGCGTTGATTACAGGACTATGGGCGGTAAATGGAGAAATTATGGCAGTCTATTTGATTACCTTAAAGACTATGAAGGGGAAGTCATCGGCAACGTTTATGAAAATTATGAGTTAATAAAGGAAGTGACGGAATGAAGAAAGATATATTATCAAGATTAATAACAGATTATCCTAATTATAGATTGATATTCATTTACCCGCACAGTGAACACGATTACACATCAGGAGGTATTCATTCGATTCAAGTTGATAAATATTACGAAGATGATGATCGTTTTTATTTGTGGAGTGACTTTGATGATTTGGTTGAATTTTATGAAGAATTCACGACAGAAGAAGCCGTAAGAAAAGCAGAGGATGCTGATTGGGAAGAATGTATTGTCGTTTATATTACAAGTTGAGGAGGAATAGCGAATGCCTAATCTAAACATCGAATACTTATTCGACAACCCGGCGCCAGTAGCGAAATATTTCGTCAAACATTACGAAGGCAACCTCGGAGAAATTAAGCTGCATACACTGTTGTATTGGGCGTTCGCTTTGACGGGTAATGCAGGTATAGGAGAAGGCGGCAATCCTAGTTATCGACTATATCGACCTGTTTTTACCGCAGTGCCTTTCGGAGTAAAAGAAGAATCCCTCGACATTGACGAAGCTTTTAACGAACCAATGGCGGAAGACGAGTACTGGCAATTAGTAGCGAGTGGCGCCGCCTATTATTGCGACTACTTACTTAGTAAAGTCGGGCAAATGAATGATTTCGATATGGTAGACCGGATTCACAAAGACTTTTGTTGGGAACATTCGTTCCAAGATGGTATCAATAAACTACCGATAGGTGAGGACGAAGTAATTCTCAAATATAAAGGATTTTTAGAAATGGAGGAATAGCGAATGACAAACGAAGAAAACTGTCCTCTATCGGACACATGCCGTCTAGCAGGCGAACCTAAGCAGTGTACGCCTAGCTGTACCGCATATGTGTCCGTTATGGCACGATATAAGGCGTCTAGGCTACCGGTAGAGTACCGCAATACATATCTATCGAACAGCCCAGCTAAAGACGGTCAGAGCGCCATATATGACGCACTAGAGCGCTATATCGATACTTTCGATAAGGATGACGTAAGAATAAAGTCGCTGTATCTGTATTCGACATCGCCGGGTACCGGAAAGACTACGACAGCAGGCGCTTTACTTAACGAATACATCCGCAAACGATTCATCTACTATGCGAAGAAAGGCGAACGTCCACCGACAACCTTAGCGTTATTTGTCGATGTTAACGATTTACAGCGTAGGTATAATCTAGCGGCCATGACGTCAGATACCGAAGAACTAACGGCAATCAAGCGAGAACTACAAGCGGTAGCTACCGTAGAGTTTGCGGTACTAGACGATATTGGCGTAAGGAAAGACGTGACGGATTCGTTTAGATCACTCGTACATTCGATGGTAAACGCAAGGTTGACGAATCATCTTCCGATAGTTTATACGTCAAATTTACCGATAAGGGATATGCGTAAAGTATTTGACGAAAGACTTGGCGATAGAATCGCTGATATGACCGCAGAATTGACGTTTAAAGGCGATTCGCAGAGAGGAGTAAGATAATGTCGAATAATTACGCTACAATGTTGTTATCGAAAGTTATCGATACTGAATCGATACATACGTTTACAAAGCATAACATTCACGCAGATTCGTTCATATCATCGGTAGACAGGCAAGTCTACGAATTTATTACGGACTATGCCGAGAAGAATCGCGGAGAAATGCCGAGTTATGCAACGGTAGTTACCGAAGTTCCCGATTTCGATTATGTTCCGGGAGTGACCGATGGTTTCGAGTATTTGGCGAGTAAGATTCGACAACGACGCGCTGAGTACGATTTCAAGCTATTTGTCGAGAATAAGCTACCGTCATTATACGAAGAAGTCGGTAAGAAAGATATGGCGGAAATGACCGACATACTCACTGAGGAGATGGCGAATATTCACCGCAAAGTACAATCTGGAGCAAAAGTAGGCTTCGACATTAAGAACGATACAGACCGCTTTAAAGCCGAGTATAAGCGTCGACAACTAGGCGAATCATTCAAGGTATGGAAGTCGCATTATCCGACAATAAACCGAGTGACAAGCGGAGGATATGCGTCAGGTAATATGTATACGATTTACGGAAAGAGTGGGCGAGGTAAGTCCGTCATAGCTACGACAGAAGCAGCTAATCTCGCAATACAGGGCGCTAACGTCTTGATATGGTCGATGGAGATGGCGGAATATGAAACCCTTACGCGAATCTATACGTACATATCAGCGATGTTAGGTAAGACGACAGCGGTGATTGATGGCGCTAAATATGACGCAGGATTCGATTCTAGCGGAATAAGAAACGGACAGCTTCCCGAAGATATGGAGCGAGAGTTCTTCCGTATGCTAGACGAAGTTAACGGACTTATTGACGGGACCATTATCGTAAGAGGTGTCGATGACCCTTCGTTTAGCCGACGAGATTTAACGCAACTGCGCCATGACATCGAAGAAACACAAGCGGATGTGGTCGTTATTGATCCGTTCTACTATCTCGACTATGAGGCGAATACATCGAAGACTGCCGGAGGAGACGCCGCTAATACTTCGCAGAAATTACGACGACTAGCAGGCGCTACGTCTACCGTAGTGTTTGCGATAACACAAGCAGATGAAACAGAGGCTACCGAAGACGGCGAAGGCAACCGAGAGTTGAAGCCGCCTGCACGTAAAGACGTTAAGAAGACGAAGCAACTTCTCGAAGATGCTGCGTTGCTTATCGGAGTCGATACCGACTACAAGCAGAATCTCGGAATGATTTCGTTAGGCAAGGGCCGTGACGGAGGGGAAGGCGAAGTTGCCGAGCTACTCTACGTTCCTAGCGTTGGTATCGTTAAGGAAATCGTGTTCGATGCGAATATGTTCGGATTCTAGTAAATAACGCTTGCAATCGTTCTCGAACAGTAGTATAATGATTATATCGAATGAAAGGAGGGCGAAGATTGATAGAAACGAAATTATTCCCGAATCTAACCGAAACCAATTCGGTAGCACAAATCGAAGAACTATGCGAAAGCATTACGAAAGAAACTGGCGTACATATCATCGTGATTGACACCGGTAAGTACGTCGATATATCGTGGGAAGAAGATGGTAAGCCGATAAACTACGGACTCAAGAAGGAGGAAATATTTTGAAAAATTTAGAGCTGATTAAAGGCGATTCGTTAGAAATTATGAAGGAATTAGCGGATAAAAGCGTAGGTGCGGTAGTAACCGAACCGCCTTATGGAATGTCTTACAAAAGCGGACGAAGAAAGAAGGAAACAGCGTATGATAAAATAAAAAACGACGATAACCTCGATTTTTTAGAAGATTTTGTGGCGGAGTCCTATCGAATTTTATCGGACAATTCGGCATTTTATTGTTTTTGTAGCTGGCATAACATCGATAAATTTAAAGCCGTTATAGAGAAGTACTTTAAAATAAAGAACATTCTTGTTTGGGTGAAAAACAATCACGGTAGCGGGGACCTTTTAGCAGCTTACGCACCTAAACACGAATTTATAATCTACGCCAATAAAGGGCGAAGTAAATTTCGCGAAGGGAGACACCCTGACGTGCTTAACTTTAAAAAAGTGTCCGGAAGTAAAAGCGTACATCCAACAGAAAAGCCCGTAGATTTACTTGAGTTCCTTATAAAAAATAATACAGATGAAGGCGATATTATCATTGACCCTTTTATGGGGAGTGGCTCAACCGGAGTTGCCGCTACTAATTTAGGCAGGGGATTTATCGGAATAGAGCTTGAGGACGAATACTTCAAGATAGCTAACGAAAGAATTTGTGATGACAGCGATGATGTGGTGGGGGAGTTGAGGAATGATTAAATGGATCAAGCGACTATTCAAACGAAATCAACCGGAACCTCCGGTAAAAAAGCAGATGTATGCGACGTTCTATATAGGTGAAGTCTTGTATACACTTCCGGTACTAACGATAGACTTCGGTAAAAACTTCTGTACCATTACCGAAAATGATGGTCGAATACATTACGTAGACCTGAACGAAGTTGTCTTATATTTCGAAGGGGTATCGCTATGACAACGATTAAGTTACACGGTCGGACTGTTGACGTTAATATCGAATCAGAGTTGCGAGAGTTCGAATGGGATAACGCCACATGGTCGGAAAGTAAGCTAATCGCAAGCTCACCGTTTCGCTACGACAAGTCTCCGTCATTTTTCGTTAACCTAGACGGAGATTATGCCGGTACATGGAGCGATGCCGGAGCGTATGAAACTGCGTGGGAAAGCGGTAATATCGTTAAGCTTCTCGCTTTCCTCCGTCAAGAGTCGTATGAAGAATCGCTAGACTACTTGCTTAGCGTATACGACCTCGACTATTCTAGCGACATGACGATAGACATCGATATACCGTCGTTAGACAAGCGTAAAGGACAACGGATAGTAGACGCTAAGGCATACGAAGGAAAGCCGTTAGACACGTCGTATTTGCCTCGTAGAGGCATACATCCGAAAGTCATCGAACTACAAGGCGTATTTGACAACGGAAACTCCGTAGGGATTCCGTGGAGGAACAGTAAAGGCGAAGTAGTTAACGTTATGTATCGAATGAAGCGTGGTAAAGCGTTTTGGTACGAGATTGGAGGAGCACCTATCCGACAACTTGTTTACGGAATCGATACGATAGTCAAGCGAGGGATAACGAGAGTTGTCGTATGTGAGGCGCCTATTGACGCTATGACGTGGCAGTCCACTGGTATCTACGCAGTAGCGGTAGGTGGCGTTAACTTTACGGATAGGCACCGAGAGTTATTGCTTAAAAGCGGAGTGACCGACGTCATATTAGGCGGAGATAACGATAAGGCAGGCGCTAAGCTTAATGAACAGATAGCGGATTCTATCGGTGGTTATGTCGACTTGCATACGGTAGATTTAGGCGAATACAAAGATGCTAACGAAGCAGGCGTTAAGTTTCTGAGGAGTATCGAGATAGTTCCGAAGAAGTTGGCTATAAAATTATGAGGAGTTGAAGAAATGAAAATAACAGAAATAATTCAGTATCACTTCGATGAAATTTACAATCAAATAAATCTTTTGGAAGATTTTAATGAATGGCGAAAAGAAAATCCTTCGGCAGGACTTTGGAAGTACAATAAAGAGTTACCCAACAAATCAGAACTTCGTCGTCATAGAATATTATTAGCGAAAATACTTCTAAAGGAAGAGACCAATCATTTTTTATATTTATAATGTGCGAAAGTCAGTTCGAGATTCTAGTATTATATGAGGGGAGGTTAGCGACTTGACCGTTAATCTTAAATACTTAATAGGCTATTCGATGAAAAGCGGAGCCTTAGACGAACACATGGCGACAACAGCCGCCATTGACGCAATACTAAAGGAGGGTAATAACGTGAAACATGCAGTAAGAACGACATGGTGCTTGACGAAAGATCTCGAAGACAAAGAATTACGATATTCGGAAAAATTTTCGGCATAATCTATTGACAACCTCGTAGAAAAAGGTATAATAGAGTTAACGCTAGATATGGCGGACACAAAAGCGGTTGAAGACGAAAAGAAAGTTATCGCTAAATGGCTCGAATTAGATAAGCCTACATACTCATCGGTAGCACGAGCGCTAGGTATACACGCAGAAATTGTACGGCGGAAAGTAAAGTCGTTAGCAACCGTTTTTGATTCCGAACTAGATGGCGAAATTTACGAATATTTCTAGGAGGAAACGAAATGCAATACGAATTAACGAATCATGCGATGGACAGAATTAGACAGCGAGTAGGCATTACAAGTATGCCGGTAGCCCTAAAATGGGCTGCGGACATTATTTCGAAAGGTAAGCGAAGCAATCTCAAAGGTGGGCGAGTACAATACGAAACGGACGAAATGACTGTTATATGCGCCAATAAGGCGATTGTGACCGTATTCCCTACCGAAACTAATAACGAGTACACGCGGTTGTTTAACGACAAGATTACGAAAGAGTACACGAAGTTAAAGACGGAGTTAAACCGAGAGCTTCGTAAAGCAGAAATATTTCGTTGTGAAGTAGAGTTGGCGATGTTCAAAGCGAAGAATCCGAAGATTGTCGAGAAACTATCTAAGCGAGTGACAGAGGCACTAGATGAAAGACAACGGATTGCCGATAAATTACATCGACTAGACGTGGCGTTGAAGAACGTAGTGGGCGAATAATATCGCCTGTCTACTCGGCAGCCCTTACGAGGACTGTCGCGTAGGCATACAGCCTAAACCGGTATTGCAAAGCGGTACTGGAATATAATTAAAGGAGACGATAGAATGAGCGAAATTACTTACGGTTTGGACGCATTAGCAGCATTAAACGGAGGTGACGAAGATCAAGGCGGAGGCATGGAGTTCTCACCGCTAAAATCGGGTACTACATACACCGTCAAGGTTATCGGTATTCACTACGAAATTGATGGTAAGAAAAAGGTTATGGGCGACTTCATTTCGTATTTTAATTACGGAATCTTTAAGAAGGTTAATTCGTTCGTAGCGAAGAATCCTTCGAAGAAATCAGCGAAAGGTTATCCGGTAGATAACTTAACTCCGTGGGATAAGGCGTGGAAATATCACCAAGACTTATCGAAAGAGTTCCAAGATAAACACTCGCAAGAAGCGTACAAATATAAACCTGCGCAAAAGTTTGCATTTGGATTCTTCGACTTAGATCAAGGGAAAGAGATTATTGTTGATCTAACTAAGAACCAAGCGAAAGCTGTTAACGAAGCTATCGAAAAGTACGGAAAGAAACTCGACAAGCTCGCGTTCGAGCTATCGAAGACAGGACAGTCTACGTCAACAAAAGTGAGCTTGACGCCAATTATCGATATGGACGAAGATTTAACGGATAAGCAACGGGCTAACTTCGACAAGGCTCCGAAAGAGTTTGACCGCAAGTTATTCGAAGGCTTACTGTATGAGGCGGATGAGGACGAGATGGTTAAGTCGCTAATCCAAGCAGGATTTGACGTAAGCCTTATCGGTTATGACACGCCAACAGCGTCAGAACCAACGATTAATGACGAAGATGTTCCGTTAGGTGACGAAAATACAGAAGATGACCCGACAAGTCAATTCTAGGAGGCGATTGATATAGCTCACGAAACCGCAGTCGTGGGGTCAATATCCGAGCAATTAGCGGTGGCTATATTGATGGCGAATGGTTGGGACGTCAATATTCCGGTGGCAGTCGAGGCTTACGACCTCGTTGCTACCGACCCTATCGACAATAAAATGAAGAAAATCCAAGTAAAGACGATGAAAGTCCGTAGAGATATGAACGGAAGACTTGTCGTTAAAGGCGCTAAAGCTAACGGTAAGCCTTATTCGAGAGACGAGGTGGAGTATATCGCATGTATCTACGGCACACACCTATTCCTTGTCGATAATACCGAACAAACGGAATATACCGCAGCTAACGTAGGAGAGGCGAAGGCAAGGTGGCGCACACTTCGACTGAGTGGCGACGAAGAAGTCGTAATACCGGAGGTGATAGCGCATGACATTACAAGCGAATGACATCGTATTACAGAAAGCAACAGGCGACATTAAGACCGTATTCATCGCATTAGGCGAAACTTTCGTAGGAACGGATGGATCACTTAATTATGCGGATGATTACGAATTATGGCAATTAGAGGAGGCGGACGATGACGATTAAAATCGAACTTAACTCAGATGATAATTCACGCCTTAAAGACGTCGTAAACAAGCGTAAGGATGCCGGTGTGGGCGAAACATTAGAAGACGCCTATACCCGCCTTATGGCGATGAAGAACAGTGGTCCGGATGAACAGCGAATTAAAGACGTTATTCTTGCGCTACAAAACGGACTTATCGGCAGAGAAACGATGACGAAGAAGTTGACTAAGGCGGAAGTCAAGCGCCTACACTTGCGACTAAAGGAAGTCGAAAGGGAGCGACTGCTTCAAGAAATGGTCGGCAGCTTAACAGACAATTACGAATTAATACAGACGGAAGAAGCGTTGGCTAACGCTGTCGAAACGCTTACTTCCGAACCTATCATCGTATTTGACGTTGAATCGACAGGAACCGATGTATGGTCGGACTATATCGTAGGACACGTATTATCAGCGCCTAGTATCGATAAGCATTACTATATTCCGACTAAGCACGATACTACCGAAGAACAGCTCGACCATGATTACGTAAACAGCGTGTTGACGCCGTTATATGAGGACGAGAGTATTGGTAAGATTGCAGCAAATGCCCGATTCGATATTCACATGCTCGACCGAGAAGGTATTACGCTAACAAATCTCGTATGGGATACGCAAGAAGCGCAGAAACTACTGAATGAAAACGAAGACAGTTTCGCACTGAAGCGATTAGTTACGAAATATCTCGGAATAGAATCATATACTTACGGTGACTTATTCGGTAATATCGGATTTCACGAGGTTAGCGATTTGACTACCGCATTGGCGTACGCAGCTAAGGACGGATATGTGACGTGGGAATTATATAAATTCCAACGAAAACATATGTCGAAGATGCCGGAGATGCTTCGATACTTTGAAACCGTAGAGGTTCCGATTATCGACCTTACCTTCCGTATGGAAAAGAAAGGTTTCGATATTGACCTCGAATTTGCCGAAGAATACGGTAAGCGGTTAGACAAGCAACTAGAGGAGCGTTATAAGGCGATTACAGCCGTTTTAGGCGACATCAACCTTAACTCACCGCCACAGCTTAAAGAGGCGTTAGAGGCGCATACAGGACGCACACTAGCGTCTACGGATGCTAAGAAGGTACTTAAACCATTAGCGAAAGAGTTTCCGGTAGTGGCGGAGTTGCTCGAATATAAGGCGGATATGAAGCTTAATTCGACATATGTAAAGGCGATTCCTAAGCTGATAAACGAAAAGACCGGCAAGCTACACGCTCAACTAAACCCTAACGGAACTAAGACTGGTCGATATAGCTCCGGAGGTTCCGGTACTAACCTGCTTAACCAAAGTCCGGAGGCTAGAAAGATGTATGTCCCGCCTAAAGGAAAGGTATGGATAGGTGCCGACTTTAAAGCGCAAGAGATTCGATGTGTAGCGTCATTATCGAAAGAACAGGTCTTGATTGATGCTTTCGAACATAACCGTGATCCTTACGCTATGATGGCGGCTAACTTCTACGATAGACCTTACGAGGAAGTGTATAAAAACGCAGACGGTTCCGACACAAAAGAACGTAAGCAATTTAAGGTCGTATGGTTGGCGACACTTTACGGTATGGGTCCGCAGACATTAGCCGATATGCTACAAGTTAATAAGCAAGAGGCGTTAGACTTACAGGATCAAATATTCGAAAGTATGCCGAAATTAAAGGCGTGGATTGACGGTTCTCAAGAACATGCGATAAAATACGGATTCGTATGGCTTCATAAAAAGCAAAGAAAACGCAGACTTCCCGAAGCTCAATGGAGTAAGGCGAAGATACCTTACGGAAAATACTTCGACCCTAAATACGAGGAACAACGCAAGAAGAACGGTTCAATAAGCCGAGCTTTGCGTCAAGGACCGAACGCAGAGGTGCAAGGAAGTAGCGGTATACAGATGAAGAATACGATGCTTGCCGCTGATAAGCTATGCCAATCACGAGAAGGCTGGGCGGTAGTGCTAAGTATATACGATGAATTAGTGTGGGAAGTACCGGAGGATTTTACCGAACAAGATGCGCAAGATATTGCGGATGTTATGGTTAATACGTACAAGTTTGACGGTGTAGATAACGGAACCGACCTCGAAGTGTTTAAACGATGGGGAGACGGAATTTCTCTCGAAGAATGGTTTTCGCAAGTTAGCGGTTGACATCTGACATTATGTCGTATATAATCGAATTATAAACTATTAGGAGGCGTTATTTGTGAAAATGGAAATTAACGGAGTACAAACGGAATTAAGCGTAGAGGAGTTCGTCAAGTTATCGGAGATTCTCGAAAATAAGTCGGAGGAACCTAAGGAAGTTAGCGGATTTGAGATTGCGCGAAGCCTTATCGACGCGATTTTGGACGAAGATGAAGAAGAAGCTGTCGCAGAACTTGCCGAAGAATCTGTCGAAGAACTTCCGTTTAAGGTTGGCGACAAGGTGAGGGTCATCGTCCCTACTACGGAAGACTCGCAGTTTGGGTGGTCGGTTGTTAAAAGCGGAGATGTTGGCGTAGTCAATAAGGTATTCCCCGACAAAATTAGCGTAACTTTCGAAAACCAAAAGTTTTGGTCGGCGCATCCTTCGGAACTAGAGTTATTCGATGAAGATGCGGACTTGCCAGCAGGCACGACGATTAAGTCTAAGTTTTCGAAGAACGTGTATACAATAGTAAGTCGCAATACCAGTAATGACGATTGTGGTCTCGGAAAGGCTTACAACAAAACTGACGGTGGATGGTTGGGAACAAAACAATTCGAGGTCATTAACGTACCCTTAGCGGAACCAACTCCGCCTGAAGCCGAACACACCATCGAAGTAGGTGACATTGTGCAAGTTACGGAAGATTCGTGGGGACACCCTGTCGGAACTATTGGCGTTGTTGAGGCGGTTGAAACATCTGATGATGTATTGGTTTCAGCATTACTTGACAACGGAGAGTTCGAGGTGTTTACGGAATCAAACGTAAAACTTATCGCAAAGCATTACGATAGAAAAGACGTATAGGAGGAGATTATTTGACGAAAACAATCGCAGATGAATTTATCGATTATCTAAACGAGTTTCACAGCTATTCCGAACCATATGACGACGACCTAGACGCGTGGCTGCATAAATCCTATTCGGAAGTTCTCAAAGAAAAAAAAGACTTTCGGTGGGACTTGCCTTATTTCTCGCCTAGCTCGGCGGGTAATGGCGCAAGAGAGCTTTACGTGAAGGCTAAACGAAAGAAACGCGACAACCAACGCCCTCTACCGCATCAACGACGGTGGACGGCGTTAGGAACAGCGGTAGGTGACGTTATTCAGCGGGAATTACTTCTCGCTGAGCGTCATTACGAAAAGTTTACCGGAAAGAAACCTCGCTTTGTTGTCGGAGTACAAGACGGACGGCCAGCGTTTGAAAATTTCGTTTTTAAATCGCACAGAGTCGATTGGAACGGACAATCTTTTTATATTACAGGAACATGTGACGGAATCTTATTCGACACTAAGACCGGAGAGAAAATTGGATTAGAGATTAAGTCGAAGCAAGAAACGCCTTCTAAGACGTCATACGGTTCGATGAAAGAAGCGAACCAAAAGCATATCGACCAAGTTGTCAGCTACGGAGAGATGTACGGTATCGACCGCTACATCATTCTATACGTCAACACATCGAAGAAGAAGTGGTTTGCTACCGAGGAGGAACTCGCTAAGACTCCGGATATTCGCGCCTTCGAAATCAATATTACCGACGAGATGCGCGCTAAAGTATTCGATTATTTAGCGGATATTGTTCGCAGAGTTAAAGAGAATGATCCTCCGAAACTCGACCTAGAAGGATGGCGATTCAACGGATACAAGCGAGCATGCGCGCTAGACTTATCTAGCGAAGAATTAGACGAGTTAGAGGACGAGGTTCACTCGATGGAAGACAGTTATTTGCCGGACTGGAAGAAGCGTGTCGTCAGAGAGGCTTTAGACGAAATTAAGTCGATACGTACCGAAGCATTGGGCGACAAAGCGATTAAAGTCGCCTTAGGAGGCGAGTGATATGCGGGTACTATCGCTAGACAGCTCGCTATCCAAGACCGGTTGGGCGGTACTTAACGTATCGTCCGGCACCGTGTCGGTAGACTCCGTTGGTCTGATTAAGACAGACGCTAAGAAACCGGACGGTGAGCGCTTACGACAGATTAATGACGGAATCATGTCGATACTATCCGACTATCCCGACATACATACCGTCATACCTATCGAAGAAGGTATTGTGCGGTTTAACACCGCTACAAAACAAATCGCTAAGGCTCGTGGTGTTATCGAGTTTTCTCTCGAAGACTACACGCTAGAAGGCGTTAACATAGCGTCAGTGAAAGCGTGGGCTAGACGCCATTTAAACGCTCCTAAGAGCCGTAAGGATAAGGCGGTAGTAGCGGAGGCTGTCGAGGATTTATACGGCAGTGTGGACGGGTTGTATACCGCTAGAGGCAAGCTGATTGACGATATTAGCGATGCGATTGCGGTAGGTACGGTATGGGCGATTAAACATAAATATATTACGGAGGATTGATTATATGACAATTAGAGTATTCGAAGCATTTGCAGGTATCGGAACACAACGGATGGCTTTACGCAACTTAGGTATCGACCACGAGGTCGTTGCCATTGCGGAAATTGACAAGTTTGCTATCGATAGTTACGAAGCAATACATGGCGCAGTAAACAACTTAGGCGATATATCTAAGATTGATGCAAACGACATTCCAGACCATGACTTGTTCACTTATTCCTTCCCTTGCCAAGATATATCCATAGCCGGTAAACAAGGCGGACTGGAAAAGGGTAGTGACACACGATCGAGTCTTTTGTGGGAATGTAACCGAGTGATTGAACACAAGAAACCGAAGTATCTGATGCTAGAGAACGTAAAGAACCTAGTGGGTAAGAAATTTAAACAGAGCTTTGATGAATGGTTAGAGCATTTAGAATCATTAGGCTACACGAATTACTGGCAAGTACTAAATGCTAAAGACTACGGCATACCACAGAACAGAGAGCGAGTATTTGTGATTAGTATTCTCGGTGAGCATGAGCCGTATGTTTTTCCGGAAAAGTTTGAACTGACGGCACGGTTGAAAGACGTACTGGAAGAAAACGTGGACGAGAAGTTTTATCTGAGTGAAGAGAAGACGGAGAAGTTGACGTTGAATATGGAAAAGGATAAAAAGGGCGAGATACAAGTCGCCGGCAAACTAAACCATTTCGCATACCGTTCAATGGATGAAGTGTTAAGTCCAAACGGAGCGAGTACGGCATTGAACACAATGGGTGGTGGGGATAGGCAACCGAAGATAATAGACGACCAAGGCAGAACGAAGAAGAAGTTGAAACTTAAAGACTTTGCGCCAACGTTACGAGCGCAAAGCCACGGTAACGAGCCGAAAGTAGTTGAAGGATTCCCAATCAAAAACGCAACCAAGAAAGGTTATTTACTAGCAGAAGTTGGTGATGGTGTTGATCTTGCTTATCCAGATTCTAAAACCAGACGAGGACGCGTACAAAAACAACACAGTCAGACGGTGACGACTTCGGATAATTTAGGTGTGGTTGAGCCAAGAGCAGTCAAGTTACAAAACTCAAACATGAAAGGTAGACGAATAAAAGAACCGGGCGAACCAATGTTTACAGTGGCGGCTCACGATAGAAACGCCGTTACTTCCGGGGAACAAACTGAAAACTTCCGCATCCGCAAACTCACACCTAAAGAATGCTGGCGCTTAATGGGTTGCTCAGACGAAGACTTTCATAAAGCAGAAGAAGTGAACAGCAACACACAACTGTATAAACAAGCAGGTAATGCAATCGTTGTGGATGTGTTAGAAAAGATATTCGCTAACCTATTCGAGGAGGAACGCTAATGTTTGCATTTATTATAGCGGTAATTTTTGTCACAATCATCACGGGAACAATCGCAGGATTCTTCGGCGCTATCCTGTCGCTACTATTCGGATTCCTGCTTAGTACCGAAATGCCTACGGTATTAATCACGATTCTATTCGCTTCATTCGGTACTTTACTGTCGCTGGCGGTGATACCGGATTTAGTCGCTGAGTATCGGTCGAAAAAGGCGATGAAGAAGCTCGGAAAGGACATCAAGGAAATGTTCCGTGATTTCCATGTATAGGCTTGCGATGTTTACGGTAATCCTCGCCGTATTACTCCTCATCAATTACGGAGGATTTTTCGTAGCAGGAATGTTATTCGAGGACATTACGGCACTACAAGCGATATTTATCTCGACAGTATCCTCTGCCATAGCAATCGATATGGTCGCAGATATTGCCGAAACTATTACAACGGAGGAGTGACGCTATGCAGACGTACGCTATCGAGGTAGAAATGTACGATGGATCATTCGTTAATTACGTAGGTACATACGAAAATGCTAACGGTTTAGCCGTAGCTATGGAGCGCAAACAAGGAAAGGTTTACGGACTATCTGACGTAGAAACAGGCGAAGCTATCGTTATTCGTAATGACGATGTGAAGACGATAAGAGTCGAAGCAATTACGGACGATAGCGCGTTGTTCCCGATGGATGCCGAAACAGACCGATATATCGGATTCTTTACCGAAGATGATACCGACGAGGAGGACGAATAAATGCCATTACCGGAATCAGCCGAACTATTTTACGATTTAAAGTTAACGAAAGAACAACGAGAGTATGTCGATAGTATTTTCGATAATCAGTTGACGATTTGTGATGCGGCCAGTGGTAGCGGGAAGACAACCTTGGCCGTAGGCGCTTCGCATATTATCGGAAAGCCTACGTATTACATTTTCTCACCTGTCGAGGAAAAGCGTATGGGATTTTTGCCCGGTGACTTAGCTGATAAGGAGCGTGTTTACACGCAACCCCTTGTAGATGCCGTATTGGCTATCGGAGAAAGTCCTGATAAGGTCATTTATGACGAAAAGAATATCGACCAAGCTAAGGCGCAAACAGCTTGGATATATCCTATGTCGCACGTATTCGCTAGAGGGCGAAACCTAAAGGATTGCACGGTTATTATCGATGAATCACAAAATTTTACTCGCGGAGAACTGAAAAAGGTGTTGACAAGAACACATTCGGATGTTAAAGTAATATTAATCGGTCATCACATGCAGTGCGATTTGGAGGACGAAACAAAGTCGGGATTCATTCCGTATCTCGAACACTTTCGAGGTCAACCGTATGTTGGCGTACATAAGCTAACGAAGAATTTCCGAGGAGAATTATCGCAACATGCCGATAAACTATCATGGTAGGAGGCGAGGAATATTCATAGTATAGTAATCTCGCTAATGGTCGCTAATATCGTCATACTATCGCTATTCACCGCTAGAGAAGTATTAACCGCTAGTGATAGCGCTAAGACGATTGCACCGACATTAGACGAAAAGGATTCGGAGGACATGGCGCAGTTATTCTTTACTCCACCACCTCCCGAACCTAAACCGGAGATTAAACCGGAACCTAAGCCGGTATCTAGTCCGGAACCTAAGGCGGAAACTGTCCGAACAATCAACGTAGAAGCTACTTATTACACCTCAGAATGTAAAGGTTGTATCGGTATAACGAAATCCGGGGTTGATGTGCGAGATACCATCTATTACGAAGGTAAACGAATTATAGCGGTTGACCCCGAAGTGATTTCGTTAGGAACAAAGGTGATTGTCCGAACAGATAACGGAGAAACTTTCGAAGCAACAGCGCAAGACATCGGTAGTGCGATAAAAGGCGCTAGAATCGACATATTAGTCGAAACAAAGGCGGAAGCAAGACGATTAGGGCGAGTTGGGGCTACCGTAGAAATTATCGAATAGGAGTGAGAATTTGAGTAAAAACAAACACTTGAATAAAGCTAAAAAGTTAAATAATGATGAGTTTTATACGCAATACACAACCATAGAAAAGGAATTATATCATTACGACCAACACTTTAAAGGTAAGGTGATTTACTGTAATTGCGATGAATATACGTCTAGTAACTTTTTTAAATATTTTAAAAACAACTATAAACGATTCGAATTAAAGAAGTTAATCGCAACTCACTTTACAGAGGATGGGGGTGCTGAAAAGGCGGTTTTTGATGGCAATAAAATAACCATTGAAAACATAGAAGGAAACGGGGATTTTAGAAGTGAAGAAGCCGTCAGTATACTGTCGGAGGCAGATGTAGTCGTGACTAACCCTCCTTTCTCGTTATTTAGAGATTTTGTTAAACTATTAATCGAAAGAGATAAAGATTTTATAATACTAGGTAATATCAATGCGGTTACTTATGTCGATATATTCCCGCACATTAAAAGTGGAAAGATACTTCCTGGGGTTAATTTCAACGTATCAGAAGACTTTAAAGTTCCTGCGGAGTATGAAAAACTCGTAAAAACCAAAAGAAATGGTGAAGGAGAATTAATTTCCACTATTTCTAACATTTCGTGGTACACAACTCTAACCCACGGTAAATTTAAAGGATTAACCCCTACCATGACATTCGAAAAAGATAGCTATTGTAAATACGACAATTACGATGCGGTAGATGTTCCGAAGGTGGAGTCAGTTCCTAAAAATTACGAAGGGGTCATGGGCGTACCTGTTAATTTTTTGAGTAACTACGACCCTAAACAATATGAAATACTAGGAAGTAATCGGGGAGTGAATCAAGATGAAACAAAGTACTTCGGTCGGAGCAGTTTCGTAGAGGGAAAGGAAACTTACAAGAGACTGTTTATTAAACAGAAGTAATCAAATAGGAGGCGTTTATATGGCGAAGATTATCTATAACAAGCTCGTCCGAGACGATGTGCCGGATATTATCGAAGCTGACGGTCATAGAGCGGTCTACGATACTATCGAAGATAAGGACGAAATGCTAGTCGCTTTACTACTGAAACTTGTCGAAGAAGTGGCGGAATTAGACGAAGCATTAACGGAAGCTACGCAGGAGGACGATGAAGCTGTCGTAAGAGACGTCGCTGTTATTGAGGAATTAGCGGATGTGTTAACAGTGTTTACGGAATTAATTGACGAGCTTAGTAGGTGTCATGAACCGATTGCAGACGCAGTTCTCAAACAAATACAGACGAAGACAAGCGAAAAAGGAACGTTTAGTAAGCGAGTATTTTTACGAGAAGTAATCGAAAAGGAGTCGGTATAATGAACGAAATGAAACGAGTGTTAAACGAAGGCTATGTGAGAATCATCGATGTTATGGGCGATGATACTTCCGTCGTAAATGCGGCAAGGTCGTCATTTGACAAATCTACGGAAGAAATGACGGAAGCTGACGTTAGGCTACTGAAATTCTTAGCGAGAGAAGGGCATCTAAGTCCGTTCAGACATGCGATGCTAACGTTCGAAGTGTATGCGCCTCTAGTAGTGACGCGCCAGTGGGAAAAATATATCGTAGGATCAGACCATACGATGGACGCTCGAAATGAGAGCAGCAGGAGGTATATCACGGAAGAACCGACGTTCTACGTACCTACACCGGAGCAGTGGCGAAAGAAACCCGCCAACTCCAAGCAAGGTAGCGGTGGCAACTTTACACCAGAAGAACTCGGTATTGCCTACACGAGTGAATTAGAGAAATTCTATCAACACGCAGAGGCAATCTATGAGCGAGCGCTAGATGACGGAATAGCCCCGGAGCAAGCCCGACTATTCTTACCGGCATACGGAATGTACGTTAGATGGCGATGGACGGCGAGTCTACAATCGGTGGCCCACTTCTTGAATCAGCGTATGGCTCACGATAGCCAGTGGGAGATTCAGCAGTATGCTCACGCTGTATATGAATTAGTAAAGCCGTATTATCCGCATAGTATCGAAGCATTAGTAACTAAGGAGGAATCGGAATGACTTACGAACAAGCAGAAAATATCGCTATTGGATGCGTAATAGCCAGCGATATAGACATGGACACAAAGAACGAAGTAATAGCAGCATTAATTAGTCGGGAGGAATCGGAATGAAGAATTTCTTCATCGACAATTTAAAAGTCGTTGGTATAATCGCATTGGCTACGATACCTCTAGTCGCATATGCCTTGTTATATCAATACTCGGAATTGCTAGCGAGCATCGTTCTAGCAACGCCGGCATCTATTTTTATCTACGTAATCTTATACAATCACATTAAATTCGAAAGGGAGTATTCGGAATGGGAAAAGAAAATCAATTCGAACTATTAGACGCAGCAATCGCAGTTACGGAAGCATTAGACGGAGCATCGGTAGAGACATGCTTTAAAGGCGGGGAAATTCTATGGATGACTTTGTATTACAATTCCGCAGTCTGTCAGATTAAATCTATCGAAGACTTAGACGAATTTGTCGAAAGAATTTATCATGCGGAATAACATCGACTTAGACAAGCGAACATATTACGGCAAATACGTCGACACCCTCGATGTATATGTCGTAAGCCCTAAGGGGCATGTATTGGCTTTCGATGAATTACCGCAATATATCGAAGAATACCTCGAATGGGAAGTGGTAGATAACGAGGTCTATGCACAAGATAACGATGACGAACGATATGAACTACGAAAGGATGCGATAATTAATGGCGAAATATAAAGTAGGCGACCAGGTGTTTACGGCATTCTCTGAACTTCCGCTAACAATTATTCAAGTATCGGAGAGAGAAGGCAAAAATACGCAGTATAGAGGACGAGATGTGGACGGTTGGCCGTATGATTTCGGAGATGATGACGTTAGAACGATTGAAGGTTCGACTATTGATGCGTCAGCCATAACGGTAACAAGCGAACCAATAACGGAAGAATCACTAAACTTTACGCCAACAGACACGGTAAACCATCCGCCTCACTACAACTTCGGAGACATCGAAGTTATCGATTATATCAAGCAAGTAACCGAAACCTATGACGGAGGATTCACCGCATATTGTATCGGAAATGTTCTTAAATACATTTCTCGCGCACAACATAAAGGTAATCCTGCGGAGGACTTACGCAAAGCCGAATGGTACTTACGAAAGGCTATCGAAAATGAATCTGAATAAAGACGAAGTTGTGGACGAGTTAGACGTGTTAGTGGTCGCTATCTTCATATTTCCCGACCATTTAAAGGACAGTGCGACTTACAAAGCACTTACCGACATGATGCGGAAACGTTCGCAGTGGCTATCTGAACATTACGAGGAGGACAACGAATGAAACTCGAATTTAAACGATTAAGACCGACAGCTTGCGTCCCTACTTACGCACATGAAGGTGACGCAGGTTTCGACTTATATGTGTCAGAGGATACAATTATTTACCCGGGAGAATCCGCTATGGTTCCGACAGCCTTATCGGTAGCCCTCCCGGAGGGTTACGAATTACAGGTCCGTAATCGTAGCGGGATCACTTCTCGAACGAAACTACGCGTCCAACTCGGCACTGTTGACGCAGGTTATCGCGGAGAAATCCATATCATGGTCGATAATCTCGAACACTTTGCGACAGGTCTTACGGATGAACACGTTCTTACTATCGATAAATACAACAACCTACAAAACATCGGTGATAAATATCCTGTCGGTACATATCTCGTAAGAGCAGGCGATAGAATCGCACAAGGCGTCATTAACCGGGTTGAACGCGTTAGATTCGAAGAAGTCGCAGAACTACCGGAAAGTGTGCGAGGTGAAGGCGGATTTGGTTCGACAGATGCGTATGACTTCGACTTGCTAGCGGATGCTTATGCGCAAGCACAACGTAAGGGTCCGGCTATTGGTGGGTCTGTTACCGACCATATTATCCGAGATTATTTCGAAGATGAGGACTAATAGATTCGCCTACCTTTGCGTAGGCTTTTCTTATTTAACGAAGGAGGAATCAGAATGAACATCGACTTATCAACGCTATCAGACGAAGAAGTAGGTATTGCCATCCTTAACGTCTATGACTATCGCATAAGCCACGCAGAACTCGGGGACCCTGCGATAATAGATTTCGTACTAGACGTCGACAAGGCGCTAGCAGACGCAGAGCTAACCGATAAGGACCGTGAATACTTAACCGCCTATACGACCGCCTTAAATGGCGACTACAATCCGTCAGACATGGCGGCAGTCACCGATAAAGCAGGCGAACTAGTCGGAAAGAGTGGGCGTACGATACGGCGGGCATTACAACGGATTCATACGGAGCTAGGCAGAGTCTATCGAGAGGGAGCTGAATAGATGCGATTTACATTCGACATTAACGGAGATTACCACGAACAGCTAACGGAATACATAGAAGAAATATTACGAATAGCTAACGATGAGGACGCAGAGGCTACACTAGGAGGCGTAGAGGACCGCTGTAAGCTGATTGAATCGCTATTCGAATCGTACATCACGACGATACATAAACGCCCACCATACGAACATATAGGGCGCCTAGTACGCGTTATTGATTACGAATACTATACGCTAAATCATCGTAATAAATCGAATCTACACGAATACAGCTATCTAACGGAGACTCAAGAGAAGCTGCGACAGAAATCGGAAGCAAGCTGGCTACTAGCGGACACTTTCGATAGTGAGTACATCAACTATGCGTTACCTACCCGCGTAACCATGCGGAAAAGACGTGAGCTACTCGGATTGGATTCGCAGACACGATCACTCTACGATAAGAGGTCGGATACTAACGAAATACATACACTATAACCTAAACGGAGGGGCTACGACAGCTTCTCCGTTTTTATTTGCGTGGAATATGCGTCTGAGAGCGAAAATAAGCGTCATACAGACGTTTTCATGCGTTAAGGGTATTAGCGTACCATATTCGATAAATAGGGCGCTATGGCTACGATTTTACTCCGGGGAGGGTGTTCGAAATTGATTCCGAAAATTAACCGGCGGGAGGGGTTCGAATTTTAACCGGGGTGGGGGTGGTAAATTCGATTTCAAAGTCGGAAGGGGATTCGGGGTCGGACCGGGGACCGGGGGAGGGGACGGGGGTATCGATTTTCATTTTCGAATTGAAATCGAAATCAAACTCGAAATCAACTTCGATTTTAGGCGATTACGCTTCGAAATCAAAGTCGGATGCCTTACGATAACTCCCTCGAACACTGCCTCGCATACTACCCCCCCCTATATCCGCCTGCCCTACCGCTATATACATACGTAAGAATATCGGACACTTTCCGTATAGGCTTTTAACTTAACTTAGTCGGATAATCATGCGTAAAACACCGTTTCGATGCGTCTGAGAGCGTTCTGACAACGCAAAAAAGCCGTCAACCTGTCGGAATTACCGGATAGTTGGCGGGAATAGTAGAAATTTATCGATGATTATTCGAAAAAGTTTCGGATTATAGGCGAAAAAGTGTCCGATTTCTGTCGTTATGTAGGTATGTGATCGTGAAGATGTCCGAGATTTTGTCCGATAGTTTGTTTCGGGGGATTTCGAGTTGTTGGCGATTTTTCTACGCGTGCGTGCGTGCGCGTGCGCGCGTGTGGGCGCATTTTATATAACCCTATATATAAGAAGGGTATTTGGAACTTTATTTCCATTTCTTACAGTATATGGGAGGGATTTGGGAGGAAGTGGGATATTTGATCCCGGGTTCAGTCGATTTGGCAGCGTTTTTCCAGTGTCGAACGGTTGTTCAGCGATTCCATATTATGGAGGTACCGAGCTTACATATTTTTACAGTGCCGGTTGTTGGACGTCTTTGTTCGACAATCCGTTTGTAGTCGAATAGTCCCGGCTTTGGCTTGCGGTTGTATAACGTTAAAATTGCGATGATCTAGCGTATATGTGAACGTCAAACAGTCGAATATGATAGAGATATTTTAGCGGTCGTTTTATGATATGATCGATAGCGGGATTTTTCCGGCTGGTTGACGGTTGAAGTCGTTTTATGATCGTGATTATTCGGTTGTCAATGTTCGAGTGATATATCTTATACTATTAGTATATCGCGTATAGTTGGTATTACAATAGATATAGGGTTATAAGTGTTTACGCGGTTAAACACTTTTATAAGTGATCCGGTTTATTCGAGGATTCTATTTTATCTATATAATGAAGAAACACGTTTTAAAACTTTTTTAAAAAAGATTAGTTAAAACTGTTGACAGTATTAAACGATGATGATATACTAGGTTCATAAGTTAAAACAATAAAAAACGAAAGAGGGAATGTTAAAATGAAAGATTTTAGAGGCGGTAAAGTTTTAAAAATAGAAGGCGACAACGTTCTAACGGGCCCGCAAAACTGTTACGACATGAATTACCATTTATACAGTAAGTCAGGTTTTTCGATGCTTCACGATATGGAGCGGCTTATCGCTATTGACGATATGCCGGATGAAATCCCTAACGAATGGTTAGAATTAAGACACTTGTCATGGAAGGAGTGTTAAAAATGAAAAACTTAATCAGATCATCGGTTATGTACTTTTTAATAATAGCGATTTTAGCGGGCGTAACGCTTGCTTATAGCCGATACTATGAAGCGCTCGAATACGCTGAAAAAATCGAATACTTGAAAGACTCAGCGGAAGCCCACGCGGGGAAAAATATTAATAATCGCGTGGCTATCGACGGTGGACGTTATACGCTCGAATTAAAAGTAAATGAATAATAAATAAATTGTTAAAAAGTGTTGACAAGGTTAAACTAACGTGATATACTAGGTTCATAAGTTTAAAACAATATAAAAAAGGAAGAAGGAATGTTAAAATGAAATACTTTACACAAGAGGAAATCAGACAAGATCTAATTGACGAATTAGAAGTATTTAACGGATATTATGCTGACTTGCACCATGAAACATTTAACACTAATTACTATTTAATCAGTAACTATGAGTGTGAGCAAGCACTAGAAGATTATGGCGTGTTTGATGCTATTCGAGAGGTGCAGGCATGGGAAAAAGATGCCACCGGTGAAACTTATACAGAAGTTGAGGCATTTAATATAGCAAACATGCTATATTACATCAAATCAGAAGCGTTTATGACGGAATATGAGCCATTTGCTAGTCTGTTCAGTGAAGTATTCAACTTAATAGCGGACGATGAAACAAACGCCCGCCTTATAGAAGCATTAAAGGACGGGGATGAACAGTGAAAAAGCTATTAATGTTTATCGCTCTTACAGTCGTTATTGTAGGCCTGCTTATATCGTCGATACGGTATAAGCAAGCGGTTGAATATGCCGAAAGCGTCGAATATTTAAAGACCATAGCGGAGTTAAACATTCATGAATCGATACCACATAGAATAGGTATTGATGACGGAGAATATACGTTATACCTCGTTAAAAATGACGAAGTAAAAGGCGGTGATCTGATTGGGTATCCAACGACTAAGGGACGAAGTTACCGCGGTACTCGCTCGCGGTACCGTGAATAAAATCGCGCTTTACACCGGATTGAATAAAGGCGGGATTTCTCGCCTAAAATCCGGAAAACGCGACGTTAGCGGAATAACGCTGGAGACAGCGGAAAAGATTGCGGCTATTGCCGATAGAATATTAAAAACGAATGGAGACGGTAAAAATGCGCAAAATTAAATGGAACGAAGTTGAAACGGTAGAATATACGGATATATAGCTGAATATATAATCGATAATACGCCGGAACAAGCCGAAGGCCTAATGATCGAGGAAGCTCTAAGCATTGAACCGGTCGCCGTTAGTGATAGCGGTATGATGATATATGAAATAGTTTACGGCGTGGCAGATGATGAAGTTATAGCAGGCTTTCACGGTGAAGCGCCGGAATTGTATATTATAGAATATGACGACGACGGAAACGCCTGCTTTGACGGTTCAGAATATTATATGAATGAATTTATCCGGTTAGATCATCCGGCATTGTAAGACGAAAAATAAGGCGGTAGGCTATCGCTTGCCGTCGCTTGTAATATCGATGTAATCAGATCATAAAAAGGAGAGGTAGTTATGACAAATAAAAAACAATTATTAAAAACTTTCTTAGAAAAAAAGGTTGATTTTAACCAACTTCAAGCGGACTATGACGGGTGCTGGTTGCGCCATAAATCTCGGACTTTTTTATACGGTAGTGGCGTTGTTAGTAGTCATTTTAATTATACGTTAATAACTGAGGCGATAAAATACGCGGGATATATTTACCCTAAGAGCGATAAAACATGGAGTACAGTCCAAGAGGTACAGCGGGAATTATTAGACAAGTATATAAAATAGAGGTGGTAACCATGAAACGGAACTTTATACGGTTTACAGACGATGAAAGAAGTTTAATCCAAGAGTTCGGACAAGCGGAAGCCGTCCGGCAGCTTGCAATCATTGACGAACTAGAGGCGGTAGGCGTGCGATGTCATGCCGAACCTTTCGGCCGGACAAGTAACGATGTTGCTTTCGGTATGAATTTGTACGCGGATAACGTGGTATATGGCGGAAGCTGGAGCGGTGACAACGACGACAGCCGGCAATTATTCGAAGGTGACGCGGTTTACTTTATTTACAATAAAGATTTTAGCGGAAAGATTAACGACTAATAACGACTAACAAGAGAAGTCCTCAGCGGCTTCTTTTTTTGTGCGCTTTTTTTCTGATTCTATCCGGTGATCTGATTAATAGCCGCGTTGTCAGACGGTCACCAGGCGCAACGACTTCTAAACTTGCCGGCAATCATACGACTAACCGCGCTATATATCGCTAGGCCTATTGATTAGATCACCGGATATAATCGATAGCGCGCCGCCATGTCTACAGATTGCCTACCGTCATCCTACCGCTATTATAAGCGCGTATACACGTATTTGTTATCGATAGACCTAGCGTACTACAAACGGTAGAAAACGGTTGTATGACGCTTATTTGGCGTCCTGGTTGCGTTATGCCTACCGGATAATAACGCCGGTCTCCGGCTTGTCTACCGGTTGTGGGCGTATAATATCGCTATGACGTTATAAGCGTTTTAAAGGCGATTGCAGTCGTTTTATATCGATTGAATAGCGTTATATTACCGCTAGTCTATCAGCTGATATATGCGCTATTATATGCCTGATATGCTAGCGTTATTATATCGCTTGTTACATTATCGAAATGTAAGTACGCTATAATAGAAGAAAGTAGTCACTTACTTACTTTTGGTAAGTGACTTACTTACGGTAACTAACGTTATATATCGCTAGTCATATGCGTTGATATATAGCGGGATTGTGCGCGGTGATATATGCCGGTTGCTTTCGGTATGCTATCGATAAGCATATTCGTTTTATGGTCTGTTTTTATGATTCGTATATGCTTTCGGTATTGATTGCGATATTGATTGCGGTTTTCTATCGTGATACTAGCGTTCATTCTCGAATTGAGTGCGATATTGATTGCGGTATTAATAGCGCTTATGTATGTCGTGAGGCTAGCGATATGCTAGCGATGATATAGGCGTGATGCTAGCGTTTTGTATGGGCGTAGGGTATGCGGATTCAATGCGGGCGTGGGTGTGTGGATTCGGATTGTAACCGGGGATGGGTGTTGGGATTCTATTTGCTGGCGTGGGTAGGCTGCCCAGTTTCAAGCTCGGCATTCACGACGGAAGCCATACCGAAAACCAAACGGTACATTCCGTCTACAAATCGAAACCTAATCGCATAGTCCAGAAGTTCTATCGTTAGTTTACATAATATATGTTATAGGAAGTAATTGCGAGACTATTGACGGATAGCTTGCGATGATATATCGTCCTTTTGACCGTTGACAAGCCGTAAAACTATCTCTATATTACCACGCTTTAGACGTCATTTTCTTCCAAGTCTAATTGGTAGCTTGCTGGGAAATTGCCGGTAGGGGGGCGGTATTTTGTAAATTTTTGGTTTTGTTTGATGTGTCAACATTTCTTACAAAATTTTATAACCCGGTAGCTTATCGGTAGCAAGACGGATGCCTATCGGTATCATGTCGGTAACAAGACGGAATCACTTCGGGAACAAGACGTACGCCAACGCATATACTACCGCCATATACCTCCTCATATACATCGAAATCTATACGAAGGCTATCGGTTATAATCGATTACTATCGGTTATTATCGATTACATTCGCATACAAATGTTAGTGGACGCTTACATCCGATATGCACCGTAAGGACTGCGAATAAATCCGAGTGCAAGCTGTGAGCCTCCGAATACATTACGCATCTATATCGACATACGTACGCGCATATACCTGCGGATATACACCGAAGGATAACGGAATCTGTCGGCATACATGGCGGCGAAGGGCGGTATCAATCCCGACTGTATCGCTAGGTATAACGAATAGTTATAGCGCTATAACAAAATATTATAGCCGAAATTGTGTCCGATTTTTGCGATTATGTAGGTATAGGCGAAAGCTATATCGAAGCCATCCGTTATAGCTAAATTATATACCCGGAATCCCTCCGCACTTATCCGACATATACCGCAAATGTGTCGATTATCTCACAGCAGAATCGGATACATCTCACAGCAGAATCGGCTATATATCGGTAAAATATTGCTATATTGACGCTTAGTGTATACTATATGTACGCAATTATGCAGTAGCATACCACTATATATGTACGTAGCACTACCGAAATTCACCGATATTTAGCAAGATATATCCGATTTGGCTACACATCTATGCAACATATTTACGGAAAGTGTCGATTATCTTTCGTTCTAATTTCGAACATCCTCCGTCAATGTGCCGTAAAAGAACACAAACTTTTCGACAGATTTCCGTCAATTTGAACGAAATTATCCCGACCAATCTCGTAGGTTATCGAACGAATATTCCCGTATTTATATCCGACTAATCGACTTGGGTATCGAAATTAGCGAAAAAAAGTTTGTCTAAATTGTGAACAGCTTCCGCACTACTGCCGCAAGGGATTTCGGTACTTGCACACAACCTCCGAAAAAGTTTTTTTAAAAAATTTGCGATATTTTGTCCAAAATGTCCCCCTAATCCGAACTATGTTATAGAGGGGGGTATAAGCGCAATACCCTTCGCAGATAATAACGCCTATTCGCCGTTATGTATTACCGGAGTATATAACGCTTTATAGCGGTATTGTATAATTTTCGATGGTCTTAGTATTTATATATTATTTATTAATTACTTAGAGCAATACATTACGTAGTAATGTATTGCAAATAACCTTACGTAGTAAGGTTATTTACTAACGCTTTAATACCGTTATATATCGCTTTAATAGCGGTATATATCGCCAATAGGTTCTGTTACTCAAATTTAAGTATACCCCTTCTTCACCGAAAGGAGTGACCGCCTTGCAGACGGTAATATACGCCAATGACGCTAGACTAACTCGGTATCTCGAATACACTATCGACGGAAACGAAGCCACGCTAACATTCGCATTGGGCGCTGACACAATCGACTTTTACCACGAGATAACGACCGCACCGTCCGTCAAATTGGCGGTAAAATATCAGCTTGACCGAAGTGTCGAATACAATCACGACTGCTTCGTAGGCACTGCGACCACCACCGTAGAGCAAACGGATATTGACGAAGCACCGGTCGTATACGCCACAATCACGAAAACAAACGATGCCTAGTCGCCAAATAAGCAGGATGCAGAACGGTTTGAATCTGTCGAAGTCGTAGACACTGACGGACCATTGACCGTCTGTATCGCGCTTATTTGGCGCTATACGGCGACGAAAGGAGACGATAACATGTCGAAGTTTGATCAACTCACCGAAGCACAACGAGAAGTCGCTCAAATCCTCGTAGACAACGAATTGTTGCCGAAGGATGAGCGCAGGGAAATCCAAGATATTGCGGACGAATTCAACGTCCACCGCAAGACCATTTGGCACTGGCGACGACGCAATCCGTTGTTTGCCGAATACAAACAGCATTTGACGACACTGGCGCTACAAGATAGCCATACAGCGTTAGCCAAAGTGCTTATCGACAACTTGACGAAATCTCAGCCATCGACGAAGATGCTCGACCTTATGGCGAAGATGACGCCAAATGTTCTCGCTGCTAACCGTTCAGAAATCGAAGTCACTAGCGCAAGTGATTCGCAAGAGGACGTTATCAAGCGGATTCAGGAACTCGAAAAACTAAAGGCGGAATCAAGCGATGGCGAATAAGACGTCGTTCATTCAGCCGAGAGAAGAACGGCTAGAACGAGCGAAGCTATTGCGCAAGGAACGCGACTTACTCAGCGACTTAATCAAGTCCGGTGCGGCGAAACAGTCGCACTATACGAGTTTCCTCGATGTTGACGAGGAGCTGACGCAGTTAGAACGGATTAACCGTGGCGAAACTGACGTCATGTACTTTGCGCTAGAATACTTTTCGGAGGACGGTAATCCGGGCAACGACGATAACTTAATTCCTGCCGGAGTTGATTACGACAATGCTGCCGACTTCCACCACGAGCTATGCGGATTACTTAACGATGTGGCAACGAATAAGCTCGATACTCACGTTGCTTGGGCGTGTCCTAGACGACATGCAAAGACGGCGTACCTGTCGAATATTTACTTGGTTCACCGGATTGTTTACGAACACGGACACTACACCGTGCTTGTGTCGGAAACGACCGACGTTGCCGGTGATTTCATCACATGGGGACGCTATCAACTCAAGTTCAACGAAAAGCTCCGCAAGGACTTCGGAGAACTGTTGCATCCGAAAGCAACGCAGAACGCACTCGACAACAAATACGAGTTTATTACGGCTAACAACATCAAGGTCGAAGCCAAAGGGTTGGGAACGCAGATGCGTGGGTTGCGACATGGTTCGCACCGTCCCGACTTATTCCTGCTTGACGATTTAGAGTCGAAAGAATCGACGAACACGAAAGAGCAAATCGAGAAGTCTAAGGCATGGTTCTCGGAAGAAATGTTGCCGGCTTTGAGTAAAGAAGGTATATGCGTTTATCTCGGAACCATCCTCGCATACGATTCGCTACTAGATCACGTTATTCGTGAACGACGGGACTTTAAGTCCAAGAAGTATTCGGCTATCATCGAATGGTCGAAACGATCAGACCTATGGGACGAATGGCGTAAGTTATACCGTTCAGATTCGCATACTGCCCGCCAAGATGCGTATAACTTTTACTACGAACACCAAGCGGAAATGCTTGAAGGCACCGAGATATTGTGGGAAGGCTATTTCGAATATATCGACTTAATCGAAATCCTCGAGAACTCCGGAGCTAAGGCGTTCAACCAAGAGTATCAGAACAACCCTACGGACGAAGAACGGCAGTTATTCAAGCCGGAAAAATTCACGTTCTACACACCGTTCGATACACGTAATAAGAAATTCGACTACTACGCAGGCATCGACTTTGCGATGGGGAAAGAGCGTGGCGACTTTAGTACGATTGTTACTATCGCCAAGAATCGGACGACAGGCGTTTGCTATGTCGTTGACACATACGCTAAGCGCGTACACCCTGACGAGTTTATTAAAGCGATTGTCGAAAAGGTGTTCGAGTACCAATACGAAGCTATCGCAGTTGAGGCGCAGATGGCGCAAGAGTTCTTCGCAGATAAACTGTCGGAAGAATTGACATCGAAAGGGTACCCGGCAAGAACGCGATTGAAAAAGATTAAGCAACGCACGAAGAAAGAACTACGGATTGAGGCGCTTCTTCCCGATATTGAAGCCGCTAAGATTCGGTTCCATAAAAAGCATACCGACTTACTTCACGAGCTTTACTACTTCGGTATGACGAAACATGACGACTTAGCCGATGCCTTAGCGATGTCTTATGCGGCAGCTAGGACGGAAGGACGTTCCCAAGTTAGCATGGCCCGACCGGGATACAATCGATGGTAAGAGAGGAGGATGACGATTGATAAATTCATTATACAATCCGGACTATAACTTATTAGCACCGGATGATTTAGATTACTTAATTAGGCATCCGCTAGAGACTGCGGTAGGCAAGAAAGAGTTCAATCGAGCCGTTAAGGCTGTCGAGAATTATCGATACTACGACGGTTATCAGTATAAAGACGAATACGGCAATCTCGTTAAAGCGGAAGACCTTCCTAAGCCACCGAATATGGACTACGAGCCTTCTCGATTCCATACGAACTACTTTAAGGCGTTTATTAAGCGTAAGGCACGATGGCAAATGGGTGGCGACCACGGTGTCGCTGTTAAGCCGAAAAGCCAATCGCAAGCTGATGTTGAATTAGCAAAGAATCACCAAGAGCTTATCTATCAGCTTTGGGAAGATAACAACTTTAACCGTGACCGAATTAGAATCGCACGTGACCGATTACTAGGCGGACGTGTTGTCGCTAAACTAGTCTTTAACCAACGTACAGGACGATTGCATTGGATTTGGCATACGGCACAAGAAGTATTCCTAACGTACTCAGACGATGGCTTTGACGACTTATTAGGCGGAGCCATTATCATTCCGCAAGATGACGATGAAAATGAAGGCTTGACACAATATTGGGTGCAACGATTCCGCATGAACGATGACTTTACTAACTGTTACTTCGAGGAACTTGTCTACGACGACCAACTCGAAGTTAAGCGAGTCATTACCGAAGAAACGCCGTTAGACCTCGACTTTGTACCGCTAATCAAATTTGATGTACGCGACTTAGTATCGAGAGATTCGTTTAATGACGAATTGGGCGACATGAGAACGCTGACCGACAAACTTAACGAAATGATGGCGGATGCTACTGATTCGCTTAAATTCGAAATGTTTAACGTAACGGTTATCGAAAATGCTGAACCGGGAACTGCCGAGAAGATGCAGATTGCTCCGGGCGCTGTCGTTGAGGTATCGAATAATAGCGATTCCAATCCGGCAAGATTACGTAATATCGAGAACGGCTTCAAGTGGAAAGAAGCGTATAAGGATCAATACAACCGCATAAAGTCCGCTTTACACGAGCTAAGTGGCTTACCGCAAATTGTTCCGCAAGAACTTAACTTCGGTGGTTTGAACGATAGAGCGCTACAAGTGTTGTATCAAGATATTATCCAAGAAACCGAGGAACAATGGTTGGCGTGGGCTGACGGATTTAAAGAGCTTCACGAAAAGTCCGTTAAGTACCTGCAAGCTAGAACGGATAGCCGACGGTTTGCTTACGACAAAGCTGTCGTTAATTCTATCGAAGACTATACTACCGAAATGAACTTTGGCTTACCGTTACCTGACGATAGAGCATCGCTAGTTGAGTTGCTTACTGTCGAGGTTGATAACGGATTTGAATCGCAGCGTGGCGCATTACGTCGCTTAGGCGTTCCGAATGTCGAAGAAAAGATTACGGAAATGAACGAAGAAAAAGTTAGTCGGATTGAGTTATTCGATCCATACGCCAATAGTGGTGGCTCCGACGTAGCAGACGAAGACATTATCGTTGATGACGTCGAAGAATAGAACTATGACCGAACGTTATGTCTATAAACTAAACGGAAATCAATAGCCGACGGGCTTAAAATGGAGGTATTACGATGAAAGAATTACTCGAAAGCGGGATTACTCCGTTAAAACTTAACTTGCAGTTTTTCTCGGAAAAAGACGAAACTAAAACGGACGATGACGAAGATAAAACGGAAACAGACGAACCAACCAATACTGATGTCGACGAGGGCGACAATGACGAGGGCAGTGGCGGTGAGGAACCGAAGTTTACGCAAGCGGACTTAGACCGTATCGTTAAAGAACGTCTAGCGAGAGAAAAGCGCAAGGCAGATGAAGAAGCGGAGAAACGACGCAAAGAGGAAGAAGGCGAGTACAAGGAATTGTACGAAACCGCACAGAAAGAACTTGCGGAATTTAAGCGCAAGAATACCGTTGAGGCACTAATGCTTAAAGCGGGTTATACCGAAGAACAGGTCGGACGCTACGCTAAGTTCATTGATGGCGACGAGGAAGCGGACATTAAGGCGTCACTAGACGTGTTAATCGAAGATATTCCGCCCACGACTGCTGAACGCAGAGAGCCTGGTGCCGGACCTAGAAACAAACAAGAACCAACGCCTAAAGATGGGGTTGAATACGGTAAAGAATTATTATCTCGAATTAAAAAATAGTAGGAGGAATAAATAATGGTCTACACAGGACAAGTAACACAAACAGGATTTGTCGGCGGTAAAAACATTTTAGCGTCAGAGCATTTACAATTTATTGAAGCGGCAGGTACGTTAGATGCGACAGCATTTGCTACTGGCGTTGTTCCGATCGGGCAACTTGTTTGCCGTGATTTAGTGACAGGTAAGTATGTACCTTACGTTGATGATTTAACAACAGGCCCGACAACTCACGATAACTTCGCAATCACTAACGTTGACTTCGAAAATGACGGTGTTAACGACTTGATTATTGGCGAGTTAATCGTACGAGGATCAGTGTACGAAGCTAAATTAGCTAGCGTCGTGCCTGCTGAGTTTAAAGCAGCTAACCCGCAGATTCGCTACGTAACACATGTTTAATTAACACAATAACAAAACATCTTTTAGGAGGAATTTAAATGGCTGGAATTACACATATTAAAGAATTACAAACGCCAGCGCTAATGGGATTATCTCAAGCGCTAAGCGAGGAACGTGACGCTACTCCAACGTTAGCTGACCGGTTCCTACCGAATCGAAACGTATTCTCAACGCAGTTTGCGTATGACATCATTAAGAAGAACGCACACATCGCGGCTTATATCGGGTACGGCGCTGAACCACCGGTAATGGACCGTGACGCTGTTGCTAGTAAAGCGGGCGAATTAGCGAAGCTTGGTATTAAATATATCGCTACTGAGGAAGAATTACTAGCGCTTAATCAAGCACGTTCTAACGCAGAGAAAACCGCTATGGTTGACGCTTTACTTACGCGTGCAGCTGATTTAGTTGACGCTATCCAAAAGCAGATTTCGTTATCTAAGTTGCAGGCGCTATTAACCGGTGAATTTACTTACAATAAGAACGGTGCTAAGTTCGGCATTGACTTCGGTGTACCTGCCGAGAACAAGAAAGTGCAAGCAGGTACAGCGGCTTGGAATACTGCAACTGGTACGCCAATCACTGACTTAATCGCTTGGAACGACGAATATGTCGCTCAAAACGGTAACGCTGACGTTATCATCATGTCTCGCGACGTTGTGCGGGTACTACAAACGAATCCGGAAGTATTAGCGGAAGCGGGCGTAGAAACTGGTCGCGCGACTGTCGAGCAAGTACAAGACGTACTTAACAGCTATGGATTGCCTGCGATTGAAGTCGTAGCACAGCGTTCAATTACTTACCACGATATTTACAGCGGAGCAACTCAAACTGTTGAGTATATGCCGAAATATCGCGTAGTGTTCGCTCAAGAAGGCATTGGCGCTTTCTTAATCGGTCCTACCGTAGAGAACAACTACCAACCGGGTATTGCGTTAAGCTCTTACGATAACCAAGAACCAATTCAATCGGTTATTCGTGCGGCTGCTGCCGGATTCCCTGTTATCGAAAATCCATTCGCAATCCTATTCGCTGACGTTGCTGCTGACTAATGAAAATTAAGACGCTAACTAAAGTTGTTAACGGAGCCTCTATCGGTTCTGTTATCGACTTAGCGAAGAAAGATGCGGAACGTCTTATCAAACAAGGCGTGGCGGAAGAAGTCGTTGAAAAAGGTACGTCAGCACCGAAAAAGACGGCTAAGAAAAAGCCAGCGCCTAAGAAGACGGAAGAAAAGAAAGACGAAACTAAAATCGATAAATAAACGAAAGGAAGTCGGTGACACATGCTTATCACTGAAATTACGGTAAAATACAATACCACCGAAGAAATCGTTGAGGAAGCGTTGTTAGTCAGCGGCTTCCAAGTAGATTATGCGTCTGACTATTCGCCTAAAGACGTCAGCTTAGCGGGACTATACATCAGATACCTCGTTATGATGAACGAAGCTAACGAAGCGGCTTACGGCTTTAAATATACAGACGGAGAAGAAGGAATCGATAAAACGGCTGTCAACGATAACATGCGCCGTACCGCTCAGATGTGGTATGAGCGGTGGGAAGCCGAAATGGAGAAGCGCGAACTTGAGCAGATAAAGGAAACATCTTCAGGATTCCATATCCGAAAGCGAGTGTGGTAATATGACAGCGTGGTTAGAATTGGAGATCGAAATAGAGTCGATTTATGAAGAAACCCTCACGCAAACTAAACGTGACTTTGCTTTGACTCGGGAACAAATACTGATGATACTTGATCGCTATATCAACAAAGACGGAAGTATTAATAAATCGAAACTAAAACGCATCTTAGAGGAAACTGACGGCATATCAGCCGCACAAGCCCGAGGTCTTTATGAAGGGACGGAGGAAGGCATGTCTAAGGCAGCGAAAGCTACCGCAGCATTTCTGTTGGCAAACGTCGGATCCATTATTAAAGCAGCCGAACTTGACACAGAAAGCGCTGTCGCATTAAAGCGATGGGCGGACGGCCTAAACCTACGTGACCGGACGAAGATACTGGCAGGGAAGCACTCGGACGAAATAAGGAACATTATCCGCAGAGGCGTCTATAAAGGCGAAACTACGGATGCTTTACGAAACAAGATACGCGATTACTATGAAGGTGAAGAATGGCAGATTGACCGCATTGTAGAATCGGAAGTGTATAACACTCACCGCCTACAATTCGGACATACAGCGAGAGAAAACGGTGTAGAATGGGTTAAGTTTAACGAATACTTTCCGGCATCTAAGAACCGTGAAAATCACGAGTGTTTTACGTATGCTCGCGAAGATAATTACGGATTAGGCGCAGGGATATTCCATATCGACGACGATAAGATTTACTCACCGCATCCTCGATGTACCGGATACTTATCGATACCAACGAACTTAGATACGGAAGGGGTGACGCGATGAAAGGCTACTTAACGCGTAAAGACGTCGAGAACATCGTTGTTTGGCGTAATGAAGTCATACAAGAGCGCACCGAACCGATTTACTTGAATATTAGTCCGGGAACTATCGATGACCCGTTAACAGGCGAAAAAGTTACTTTGCCTAACGACAGCTACGAGGTCCAAGCGGTAGTTACCGAAAGGTCTTCTCGAACGATTGGCGAAAGAAACTATCGTAATAGAGACGAAGACTACGCTAGTGCCGACATAGAAGGCGACCTATGGATGTCGGTAAGCATGGACGAAGTTAATTCGCTTAAAGTGTCTTATGGTGACATGACAGATACGGAATTTCTCGATATGATTAAAACCGTAGACTATGACGGAGAAGAATACGTTGTCGTCGGTACTGACCGAAAAGGGTTAGGACGAATTAATCGCGTAGAAATTCTCGCTAAGAGGGCGTTATAATGGCGCGCATTAACTTCGACTTTGACATCGACATTAGCGAACTTCTCGAACTGGTTAACGACTTTGACGGACTTGATGACGACTTAGAGGCGGTTATGGAAAATGTTGGCGAAGACTATTCCGATAGAATGGCGAGAGATGCGCCTGTTCTTACGGGACTACTTCGAGATACTCTAATGTTCTCTAACGAAAGACTGGGCGAACTTAACTGGGCGCTTGCGTTTGATGATGAAGAAATGCCGTATCTATGGCGACAGAATTATGAACACCGTTCTAAAGCAGGCTTTGTCACTAAGCATATGGCAACGCTAGAAAAGACGCTAGAAAAGGCTGTCGAGAAAGAGTTAGGTGAGCGAATATGATTACGTATTTTAACGTTCTATGGTCGTATAGACTCGCGCTTATGAATCAATTCAACGTCCATACCGACATCATGCACCACGGAATCGAATTACCTAAGGAGTTCCCTCGTATCACCTTACGCTTTACTGACGGCGGTATCGAGGAGAGAACGAAGCTTGGCGATTTATCAATGCAGGATATGACGATTACCCTCGGACTGCATCACGACACTATACGGGGTCTAAATACTCTGTATCGCGATGTAAAATCGTTTATCATGCTTAATGAGATTCCGCTATTGAACGATAGTGGCGCCGAAATTGGCAAGATACAGTTTGACGGTATTTTTAACGAGCAACAGATTGAAGGCGGAGACTTCCAAAGGGAGTCGGTTCACCACCGCGTTTATATCGATTATAGAATAAATATAGCACACATAAAATATTAGGAGGGTTTTCATGGCTATTAAACCAACTAAAGGTCAGAAGAAAGTTCTGTTTTTCCAAGCGTTGGATGACGTTGAAACAGACGGCAACTTACTCCGTTTAGCGTTTCAAACAGAACACACATTAACTAAAGAGCGTGAACTTATCGAGGAAGTGACGAAAGATGGTACGCTTAAAGAAATGAACGACAACATCAACGCTAGTGTCGATTTAACGGCTTATGTCGCTAAAGGTGACGCTACTTACGAACTACTAGAATCGGCTTTCGATAGTAACGAAGTCTTACAGATGTGGGAAGTCGATATTACCGAAGAATCAAGTGCAGGCACTTACGCAGCTACATACGCACAAGGACAGCTAGAATCGTTTGAGGTATCGAACGATAGCGAAGGGTATGCGGAATTGTCTACGACATTCCAAATTAACCTAACGCCGCAAAAAGGCGAAGTAACGTTAACTCCGGCTCAATACAACGCTATTCAATATGCGTTCCAAGACTTCGGTGCTTTAGCGGCGCCTGTTACTCCGTAAGAAATAATAACAACGAAACAGGCGGTATATTAACGGTGATATGCCGCCTTATTTTTATTTATAACCGGATAATCTATGTTCGACGGAACTGAAACGGTGGAGGTAAATTATGAACATCGAAATCAAAGGCGAAACTTACGAATTAAAACTCGGATACAAATTTTCTAACGCGTTAGACAAGGCATATACGATTAAGCAAGACTTAGGCGACGGGCATAACGTAGAATTAGGCGTAGGCGTATCGTTCTTATACAGCTACTTATCGATGGCTAACTTTGAGGCGGTTATCAACTTCTATAACGAAGGACTCAACTACTTGAAGAAGCGTCCGACAAAAGACGATGTTATTGAGGCTGTCGAAGAACTTGCGGCTGAAAGAGGCTTACAAGCCGTTTCCGAAGATTGTATCGAAGGCTTACGTGAATCGGGGTTTTACACTCACGTAGTGGAGCCGAAGTCGAAAGCGAAGAAATAGCCGATAAAATTCCTAAGGAGCCTTTTACATTTAACGACGTCGTGACTAACTGCTCAAGATATTTGAAAATAACCGATATGCAACGGATATATGAAATGACTCCGAGAGAATACAGTTCTTTAATAAAGGGATACAGCCTTAGCGAAGTTGATAGACAGAACAGTCAACACTTGCAGGCTTGGATAAATCAATCCGTAAAATCTACTGACGCTAAGGGGCGAAGTAAGTTTAAGGAGTACAAAGACTTCTTCGATTACGACAAAGTAATAAAACAAGTAGAGGAATCCTTTAAAGAGAAACATATAGATAAGCATATGGTTGAAAGATTCAGAAACTCTGTAGCAGAAGCCGAACGTCTGTTGAATGGAGGGGGGTAATTAAATGGCATTTAATATTATAGGTAATATGAAACTTCACGGAGCAGGTTCGATGATAAACGAACTTGGCCGAGTAAAACATGCTACCGAAAAGATGAAAAGGAGCATCGAGGGTGTCGGTAAAGGCGTCCCCGACGCATTTAATAAAGCTAATGGTTCAATAGTATCGACGTCTCAGCAGTGGACGAGCGCAGGACAGAATATTACGAACGCAAGTCGAAATATAGCGACAGCTTCCGGTGTTCTTACGGCATCGCTTGCTGGGACTATTGGATACACAGTGTCCGTAGCAAAGGCTCACGAATCCGCTTTTGCCGAAGTGACAAAAGTATTAGACGCCACTCAAGACGAGTATGATGCGTTAGAACAGAAAGCATACGACATGTCTAAGAGATTGCCCGCTAGTTTCGAAGAAATTGCGACAGCTATGGCTGATGCAGGTCGACTAGGGGTCGGTCTCAAGGACGTAGAAAAGTTTGCGGAAGCCGCTATTAATATGGGCGTAGCAACCAACTTAGGTTCGGAACAAGCTGCACAAGAAATGGCACGATTAGCGAACATTATGGATATGCCGTTGGATCAAGTCGATAAGCTCGGTTCAGCGATGGTTGTTCTAGGTAATAACTTCGCTACTTCCGAATCAGAAATCTCAAGTATGGCGCTAAGACTTGCTAGTGCCGGTAAAATGACGGGTATGACCGAAGCGGACGTATTAGCGCTATCAGCCGCTATGAGTAACGTTGGTATCGCAGCCGAACGTGGTGGTACAGCGATGTCTACTACGATGTCTAAGATAACAACAGCGATGAAGAATGGTGGAGAAGAAGCGGAAGGCTTCGCTAAAGTCGCAGGAATGTCGGTAGATGAGTTTGCTGACGCATGGGAAAACGATGCTGCCGGCGCTTTGACTACGTTCTTATCCGGACTTAATGACGTACATGAAAGCGGAGGAAATGTCGACGAGATACTTAGTAATCTCGGAATCAACGCTATTCGTCAGAAAGATACTTTGAAAGCCTTAGCGCTTTCTCACGAAGATTTATCGGATGCTTTAGATAAGTCTGCGGAAGGGTTTAGAGACGGTACGGCATTATCTGAAGAAGCGGAAAAACGTTATCAAACGTTTGACTCACGACTACAAATGCTAAAGAACTCGTTTGAATCACTTACAGCTACGGTAGGCCGCGTGTTCATGCCGATATTAGGCGAGATTATGGATAAGCTTACGCCGGTAATCAACGGTATCGAGGATTTCGTTGAGAAGCTCGAGGACGCCGACCCTGATTTACTTGACTCTATCGCCAACTTCACGTTATGGGCGATTGCTATCGGAGGTGCTGTAACAGCCCTAGCTACTATCGGTACAGTTGTCGGCTTTGTCGTTACTGGTATCGGAGAGATTGGTGCTGCCGTAGGTTCTGTATCAACGCTAATGAAAACGTTAGCTACGCGGACAGGAGCCTTACCGGGGTTATTCAGTGGTCTAGGTAAGATGGCAACGTTCGCTAAAGACCATTTCGGTGTAGTTGCGGTTGTCGTATGGGGTGCCGTAGATGCTATCGTAGACTTATGGAAAGAAAACGAAGATTTTCGGGATAACGTTAAAGGCATTTGGGCCAGCGTAGAAGACATCTTTATGTCAGCGTTAGGTGTTATCGAACCTATCGCGGAAGTATTCGCTACAATGGCGCACATACTATCGGAAACCTTAAAGCCTGCTATCGAAAAGACTGCGGAAGTCTTGGATAAAGCACTGAGGTCATTAGCGGACTTCTTAAAAGCAAATCCGGAGCTAGTCGAGTTTATCGGATATTTCGTAGCTATTTCTGCATCAATCAAAGGTATTACTAAAGTTGCTTCTGGAACAACCTCGTCAGTAGATAAGCTTACTAAAGGATTTAAGGCGCTTAAAAATATGACCGTAGGCGTTGGCGCTATGAAGGCGCTAGGTGGACTAACCGGTTCGTTAGGCGTTTGGGGCGCTGTTATTGCTGTGGTTATTGGCGGATTCATTCTGATGTATAAGTACTCTGACTGGTTCAAAGAAGGCGTAGACACCATGTGGGATTCCGTGAAAAAATCTTGGAATAGCAACGCTGAATGGTTTTCAGAAAACGCTGACGTACCTGTTGTAGAAGCTAGGAAAAGAGTTTCTCCTGAATTAGATAACTTAGGTGATTCTTTGTCTAGATTTTTTGATTCATTAGGTGATACATTCAGCGTATCCACTAGTTCGTGGCCCGGATTTATTACCGATGGAATGAAGGACAGCGGTTATGAATTTAACATCGGTTTTGAGTCTATGAAAATCGTTGCTAATGACTGGATGAAAGATATGTCGACACTGTGGTCTGACTATTATGACGACAAAGAGGAAAACTTAAAGAAAGCTAACAAGAACGCTACAAAGCATTGGGAAGATTTTTGGATAGGAGTTGCTGACATAGCCGCCCGATGGACCGGTTGGGCATCTCACATTGTTGATTACTTCACTGCTTTAATGGAGGGAGATTTTAAAGGAGCCTACGAATCAATGGTAGCTGCCGGACGAGCTTTTGTCGGGGAGACTGAGAAAAGAGCGAAAGAGGCTTCCGGAACTTTCCAAAGAGAATCTAAAAAATTCGGTAAAGCAGCTGACGACTCTATTCAAGAATATCAGACTGGCATATCTGCGTCAGGAGATGTTAATAAGGCTGCGGAAGGAACCGTCGGATCTGTACTCGAATCATTTAACAAAAGAAAATTCGACTTCAAAGCGTCATCCAACAGTAGTATGAACGAATACTACAAAGGTGTGCGCGATAACAAATTGCCGGTAAAACAATCGACAATCGTCCGTAAAGACATGCTGTCGGAGTTTACGAAGAATCAACACTTATTCCGAAATGCCGGCGAAAACATTTCCGACTCAATCGGAAAGGGTATCGACCATAAGAAGCCTTCGCTAATGTCGAAAGTATCTAACCTAGCGAAGGGTATTCGAAACTTCTTCCCGTTCTCACCAGCGAAAGAAGGTCCGTTACGAGACATTCACAAGCTTAATTTCGCGGGAACTATCGGTAAAGCGATTAGTAATGATACAGCGCCGGTGCAGAACGCTTTAGGGCGTATGCTAAGCGTACCTCAGCTTGACGGAGGGTATTTGTCACGTCAAGTATCTACCGCAGCTAAAGGCGCCTCTATGAGCGCTACAAGCTCGCTGAACTACGAATTAAACACCGGTAGACAGCCTGCTAACATCAACTTGACGTTAGGCGGACGGAACTATCGAGCATTTGTCGAGGACATCTCGAAAACACAGAATAAATCGACTGATTTCGAAACGGAATACAGTCTAGCTTAGGAGGGTAAGCATGTATGATTTTAGAGATTTCGGAGGGTACCGCGACAACTATCGCTTGCCTTCCGAGGCATTTATTTTAGACGGAAACTATCTTGACGAGTGCGTCAAAGGGTTCCGAACGCTATCCGTTAGTGGCCGAGAATTACTCGCTAAAGACGTTTCGTCCGAAACTATTCCGGGAAGAAATGGCGCGCTGTATATCCGTAGTCAATATCCTACGAGAGAGATTACGGTAAAGTATCGACTAAAAGCGCCTACACCGGAACTATTCCGACATTATCACGAGCAACTTAACGAATTACTTTACGGAGATATTCACGAATTAAGGTTCGCAGATGATCCGGACTTCTTCTTTAAAGGGTCGCTAACAAGCGCAGATGTGCCGGATACAGGGCGCAATACAGTCGTAGCTTCGCTAGTATTTACGTGTTTTGACCCGTTTAAATACAGCGACATTAAGACGAAGACAGCGACAACATCAGTGCTAACACCGTTAGAATTGTCGCCATATGACGCATTACCGGAATATATTTCGATAGAGGTCGCTAATGCTACGAGTGAGTTAGTGGTATCCCACGGAGGGAAGTCGATAACTATTGACGTAGGGATAAACGCAGGACAAACGGTTGTTATCGGATTTAATCCTTTCGTTATTACGCGAGATGGAACGGATATTACGAAGCACCTCCGATTGTCTAGTGATTATGAAGATTTCTATATTGAGAGTAACTCGTTAGTAACCACGAATACTGGCGACACTATTACGTTAGCTTATCGGGAGGTGCGTTTATAATGGCGTTATATGTCTTTAATAATGAGCAAGAACTATTAGGTATTATCGCCAATGATTCGCTTAAATCACTCGTTAGAACCGTCGAAATAAACGCATCAGACGTATTGGAGTCTGAGGTGCCTAACGGTAAGTGGTCGGAATTTGGCGAACAGCCGTTTTACTTGGCGGTAAAAGATTTACATAACGATAATAAATTCTATATGTATAAGATAACTGACGAAGCAACTGGCGTAGATTTTACGTCTTTGACCGCCATTCAAATCGGTTTTGACGAGTTAAAGTCGAAAGGATACATCAAAGACCGGCGCTTTGTTAATGATAGTTTTTCGACAATTATATCGACTATAACGGATGGAATCGATTGGGACATCGGTTATGTCGGAAACTTTTCAAAGTTAGCGACTATGAACTTTTACTATACGTCAAGGCTCGATGCTTTACGAGAGGTTATCGATGTATTCGGATGCGAAGTCGAGTTTAGCGTAGAGGTTAGTGGTAATCGTATTATAAGTAAGCGAATTAATTTCTACGCTAAGCTAAGCGAATTTAAAGGTAAGCGATTTACTTACGGAAATAACCTGATAGAAGTCGTTAGGGAATCGAACCATAGCGAACTTTATACGGCACTTATTGGTCGAGGTAAAGGCGAAGAAAGTGGCGATGGGTACGGACGTAAGCTAACGTTTGCTAACGTTGCCTGGTCGGTAGCTAATGGTGATCCTGTCGATAAGCCTATCGGTCAAGAATACGTAGAGCTTCCGGATATGACGGCTTTATACGGCTACCCTGACGGAGAGCCACGCATTGGCTTCGTAGAATTTTCTGACGAAGAAGATGCGTCAGCGTTGCTACAAGCGACATACGACGAATTAGCGGACGTTTCTCGTCCTAAGGTTCAGTTAAAAGCGTCTGTTGCCGATATTGGTCCCGTTGAGCTTGGCGAAGAAGTGGCGATTATACGAAAAGACATCGGTATCGAATATAAGACGCGCATATATAAGCTTGCGATTGATTACCTCGACAGCTTGCGTACTAAAGTCGAATTAGGCGACAAGCTCACGCAAAGTCAAGCGTCAACTATCCGCACAATTAACAAGAAGATTGAGCGAACAGAGTCGGATGTTGTCGAGTATGTGCAAACGGCAGCTAACGGTAAGAATAAGATATATCGCGGTGAGACGGAACCTACTACCGGAATGGTTACGAATGACTTATGGTATAAACCGGTAGGTATGGGTGAGACGGAGCTATATCGATGGACTGGCGAGATATGGGCGTTAGAGAAAGTGTCAGCAGGGTTGTTGGGCGGAACATTAGACGCGGGGGCTGGAGATTTAAACGTCATTAATCTTAACGCTAGTAATATTTCGACAGGAACATTGGCCGCTATTGATCTATCCGGTGTTAATATCTACGGTAGTTATATCGAAGGGGGTACGATAAAAGAGACGGGTCCGGATACTTACATCGAACTTGTTGATGCTGGACTTTTCGTAAAAACAACAAACGGAAACGTTCCGAGAATCTCGATAGAAACAGATATTACCGAAACAAGTAATGTTTTCGAATTTCCTGCGCTTATATGGTTTGAAAAATCGGTAGCTGACTATAAGTTTGCTGTTGGGACAGGCGCCGCCGGATTAGGTGACGGTTTTATAGGTTTTACAGAGGTAGCACCTTCGGGGGGGCGTGTTTTCAGCTTACTTAATAGCGGGGGAACTATCGATGTATCGGCAGATAAAATACTTTTAAATGCCAGCGAAATAGATTTTTTAAGTTCTCGCTCTATAAAAATGGAC